TTCAACCGTCTCTGCGCTGCACCCGCAGATTATTGTTCCGCCGACTTACTTTGATGCCGCCGGCCCGACGTATGCGACGAGAGATTTTTATACTCACGCGGGTGATTATGGTGATCCTCCGTCGGGTGGACCAAGTCCTGTTGCAATTACGAAGATCCCTGCGGTGACATTTGCTGCTACCGCTGCGACGACTTGGGCGGATCATGTGGTGAGGTCGAAGACAACGAAGGTTAATGGAGTTTATTACTGGGAGAAGCACACTGCGATTGCACCAGCTTCTGCTGGACCTGTTGTGAGAAAGATTCTTTCGCTAACTACTGCTGATTCAGGAATTTCTGTATGAGTAAAATTTTCCCAGAATTTGATAGACCGAGACCTTATGCTGGCCGTGGCGTGAGTGTTGTTGGTCTTGGTGAAAGGGCGATTGTAAAAGCGAGAGAAGACGCGGGTATTATCGGAGCTACTGGTCCTACTGGCGCAACTGGCGCAAGCGGACCGATAGGTGCTACCGGTCCGAGAGGAACGACTGGCCCGAGAGGGGCAACCGGTCCTGCTGGAGCAATGGGTCCGTCTGGAGTTCGTGGTGCAACTGGACCGATTGGTGCAACTGGTCCTCGCGGAGCTACAGGTCCAGTAGGACCAACTGGTCCAAGAGGACCTACAGGTTTGATGGGTCCAACAGGAACAGCAGGTTTGCCAGGAGCTTCTGGACCGATAGGACCGACGGGACCGAAAGGGAGTTTTGTTAAGACGCGACTCGGTATTTATGAGTTTGCTTGTATTGAAGGAACGAAAGCTTGGTTTGCTGATGTGATTGAAGCGGGTGAGAAACTTCGTGATAAGTTTGAAGCCGCAACTAAAGGAATTACGTATCGTTTTCCTACGAGCGACAGGAGACATGAGCTTGTTTTGCGAGCGAATAAGAGATTTCCTGGTTTTGATATGCCGATGTCAACCAAAGAACAATATGCGCATAGTGCGAAGTTCTGGAATCAAGAATATTTGAGATGATCACTGCAACAAACGACAATCATGCTCCTTATACCGTCGCGATTGTAGCGATGGGGCCGAGCCATAAAGACTACTTGGAGCATTGTCTCCAACAAAGTAGTCGTTTTGCGGTTGCTGACGAGACGTGGGCGATTAATGCGATGGCGGGGATTATTGATAACGATCTTGCGATTATTATGGATGATCTTAGGTATTTTGCTAAAGCCGCGAGAGAAGCGAAACATCTTGCAGGATACGCTGATTGGCTTGCGAAGCATCCTAACATTCTGACAAGCTGCGCGTATCCAGAGTTTCCGGGTAGCAGAGATTTTCCACTTGATGAGATGCTTGATGTTTTGCTTTATCCTTACTTTAGTAATACAACCGCTTATGCGATTGGGCTTGCGATTTTGAAAGGCGTAAGGCATTTGAAGCTTTATGGGCTTGATTTCACTGGGGCAGATCGTAATGTTGCTGAGTCTGGTCGGGCATGTGTTGAGTATTGGCTTGCGATTGCGGTGAAGAACGGAATGAAAATTTCAATCGCACCGAGTTCGACTCTTTGTGATCAGGCAAGCGGAAGACAATTTTACGGATACAGTGTTCAACCAAGATAATGATCCCTTCTGTTACAGTCGATCCGATGCAGCTTAAGAAGCTTCAAACCTTAAGAAGGTTGAAGCAGATTAAGGATGCTAATGGACTAGCCTTCTACAAGCCGCATAAGAAACAAGATATGTTTCATGCGGCTGGTGGATATAAGCGTCGCTATCTTCAGACTGGGAATCGCTTTGGTAAGTCAACTTGTGGTGCCGCGGAAGATGCTGCTTGGGCAATTGGTGAGAGACCTTGGTATCCAGCAGGTGACGAACGTCGGACAGTCGGTATCCCGAAACACTCGACTAAAGGTCTGATTATCGTAGCAGACTGGGATAAGGCTAGAGAAATTTTCACAAATAACGATGCCGGCACTTCTCGCGGAAAGCTCATGGAATTGATTCCGCAGGCTGCACTTGAGGGCCGTCCGCATAAGAATCAGGGTGGAGAGATTGATTGCATCAAGGTTAAGTCGATCTATGGCGGTGTTTCAACGATCTATATTGACACTGTTAAGTCTTTCATGTCGAATCCGATGGGGCAAGAAAGCTCGAATTGGGATTGGATTCATGTGGATGAGCCTTGTCCGCAGGAAATGTGGGTTGCCAATGCTCGTGGACTGGTAGATAGTGACGGTTCTGCTTGGTTTACTTGCACACCGATCCAGTATATGTGGATCAACGATATGTTCATTCCTTCGACGCGGATTCGCGAAGTGTTTGATAAGCCTTTTGTTGATGAGAATGCCTCGAAGTGGATGGTTTCTGGAACGATCTGGGACAATCCGACACATACGAAGGCTGCGATTGATCGGTTCATTGCGGATATGCCTGAGGATGAGCGTGAAGCTCGTCTTGAAGGTCGGCCAAGGGCACTTTCTGGTGCGATTTATAAAGAATTTTCTCGTGAAAAACACGTCTATGACTTCGTTCCCCACGGCTGGACGAGCCACGATTGTCCGCCACAAGACTATACCATTCGAGTCTCAATCGACCCGCATCCAAAGACTCCTCATGCGGTGTTGTTCGCGGCAACCGCTCCAACCGGCGAAACATTTTTCTTCAACGAGATCTTCAAACCTTGTCTGATCGAGACTCTTTGCCAGTCGATTCAGCACACGGTTGGTCAGTATAATGTTGCGAGTTACATTTGTGATCCGCTTGCCTTTATTGAGAATCCGATTGATGGCCGCTCGATGGCAGATGTGTTTTATCAGTGGAATATTCCTGTTGATCGGGCGGTGAAAGACCCTACGCACGGGATTATGCGGGTTAGACAAGAACTGATGAAGCCTAAGACGCTGTTCTTCTCTTCGAGTCTTACTGAAACTTTGTTTGAATTTGATCGTTATGTGTGGGACCCTAAGAAAGAGAAGCCAATTGATGCAAATGACCATCTTATGGAGTGTTTGTATCGTCTTGTTCTTACGGGTCTTCACTATATTGAGCCTGATGGCTATGTTCCGAGGAAGCAGAAGCCGCTGAACTTCAAAAAATCTGACTTCTCGCTTCCCACTTTGCCTAAACAATTAAATAGACTTTCATCGAAAGCCCGCTATGGACGCTAAAATACTAAAACTTCTGGAAAAGAAAGACCAAGACGAGAGTGTGTCGAAGCTCTTGTCATATCTTAAGACCAATTTGAAGCGTTCCCGCCAAGAAATGGGCAAGCGTTACGAGACTTGGGATAAAAATCTTGACATTTACCGTGGAATTAGGCCGCGTGATGCGGAAGATGCGAAGGCAGCTGATAAGGAGGAGCCAGAAAAGATGGTTGTTCCGATGAGTTTCGCGCAGATTCAGACGTTTTCATCCTTTTGTTATCTGTTGTTCACGCAGAACGAACATGTTTATGAGTTTGCTCCGACAGGAAATGAAGATTATTCTCTTCGTGATGTGTCTGAATTGACGATTGAGAGAGATTTGAGGAAGAATAAGTTCAATTCCTTGCTCGTTCAGTTTCTTCTTGATATTGGCCGCTTCGGAATGGGAGTCTTTAAGACCACCTGGGTAGAAGAGAAGATTTCGTTTCCACAAAGCGATAAGCTTCCAGAGTTCGAGCAGGATGGACAAGGCATGTTGGTGCAGCTTTTGCAAGGTCTTACTGGGCCGCAGGAATATACCAAATACGAAGGTAATAAAATCATTGCAGTCTCGCCTTATAAGTTCCTTCCTGACACAAGGCTTCCGCTGACTCGCTGGTCAGAAGGCCAATTTGCTGCGGATGAAACCGAATGGCATATCAATGAGTTGAAGAAGTGGGAATCTGCTGGCTCTGCAGTTGGTATTGAATATGTCGAGGAGATGAATGCTTCGACTTTGAAAGAGCGTGGCCCTTCGAGACTTGATAATATTAGCGGAAAACGCTCCAAAGATCCGAATGACTTCATGGTTTGTGTGACGGAAGTTCAAGTTTGGTTGACTCCGAAGGATTACAAGAGTCTCTTGGGCGATTCCGATGTCCGTCAGATGTATGTTGTGAGGATTGCGAACGATCATCGGATCATTGCGATTGAACCGATGGGGAACTATCACGGAGAATTTAGTTATGACCTTGGAATGTTCCTTCCTGATCAGCATCAGACTCTGAGCGATGCTTTGAGCGATGTGATCGGACCGTTGCAGGACTATATTACGTTTTTGCTTAATTCGAGACTTGTTTCGACTCGAAGGAATCTGGTTAATAACCTTGTTGTCGATCCTTCCTTTGTGGATATGTCAACCGTCGAGAGCGGCTCGCCGTTCATTATGTTGAAAAAGAACGCTCCGAAGGTCGGAGTTGATAAGTTTATCTCGCAGCTCAAGACAACTGATGCCACTCAGACTCATGTTTCTGACGCTCAAATGCTGATGGGCCTTATGCAGACAGTGACGGGCGTGAATGAGAATGCTATGGGCCAGTTTCACGGTGGCCGCCGTTCAGCTACAGAAGCCCGCGCGGTCAATGCAGGTTCCGCTGCGAGAATGAAAGTCATCGCATCTACGATCTGGTCAGACTGTCTCGCACCACTTGGTTTGAAGCTTCTGTGCAATCAGCGTCAGAACATGACGCAAGAGACTTTCGCTAAGATCGTCGGCGATACAGACCCGGAGCTTTTAAGCTTTTACGACCAGTTCTGCCCGCAAGACATCGGTCAGCTTATCGGATCAGAAGACTTCTTTGTCTTCGATGCTACTCTTTCGAGCGAAAAAGGCTTCATCGCTCAGTCTCTTCAAGATCTCGTTGTCGCTATGCTGGGTAATCCTGAGGTTCTTCAGATGCTTCAGCTTGATGTCGGCGCGATGATTAAAGAAGTTCAATCACTCCGCGGACAGAGAAACCTCTCCCGCTTCAAAATCCAACCACCACCGTATGCAAATCCCATCCCAGTTGAATCTTCAGGAACTCCAGGCGCTCCAGCAGCAGCTGGAAACCTTCCGTCAAACCCAGCTCTACCATTGCTATCAGCAGGTTCAGCAGGATAGAATTTTAGCCGCTACAACGACAGTTGTCTCTCACACGGTGAGTAATGTAGAATCATTCTTCATTCGAGAGCAACTGTTGGGCGGTCTAAGTCAACTCCAAAGTGACAAAAATTTCTTCGAGGAATTCGGAGAAGAGTTACAGGAGTTAATACAACAACAAAAGAAAAAAGCAAATAAATGAAACTAAAGTTCAGATACCTAATGGCTCCAGAAGATGACGATTCCGGCGGAAGCGGCGGAGACGAATCGTTCAATCTTGATCCTAACTACATCGACGATTCGAGTAGTGATGAAGGCGGAGACGAAAATCAGCAGCAAGGCGGCCAATCGGGCGGTGGTATTGATATCAATGCCTTCCAAACGGCGATGGCAAATGCTATCAAGACCGCGATGCCGCAGCCGCAGCAGACACAGCAGCAAGCTTTGTCGCAAGAAGAGATTGACAAAAGAACCAAAAAGTTCCTCGCAAACGAAGAACTTGCTGGACAGCTTTTCAATCCTGAAGCAACGCCCGCACAACGGGCAGCAATTCTCAACCAGATGATTAACGGCATCACTGAACACGCCTTGACCGTTTCTGGTTTGATGCAGAAATACTCCACCGATCAGTTGAGAGGGGAATTGACGCCAATTCAACAGCACTTGGAAGAAATGAAGTTGAAAGACTTCACTCGAACGGTAACGCTCGAATTCCCTGGGTTGAAAGGAAAAGACCAGCTTATACATGCTGCAATTTCCCAGCTCAACACTATGGGGATTAATCCCAAGTCTAAGAAGGAAGCGATTCGTATGGTTGGCAATGCAGTTGCCGCCTATGCGAAGCAGATTGATCCTAACTTCGCTCTCGTCCCGCAGCAACAGCAGCAGGGCGGTCGAGGCACGGCTCGTTTGATGATGGGTAATTCTGGCGGTGGGGGAACCAGAGGAGCTCAGAATCAAGGTAAGAAACCCGCATGGCAGTCCCTCTTCGGTTAACAACAAACAAAACAAACTACTACAATGGCTCAGATTCTTGGACTCATGGACTCGGCGGATCTTTCCGCTAAGTATTCAGAAACAGCACGTCGAAGCGTGTTTTATCAATATCCTAACGGCGCATTTCCGCTGATGGGATTGCTTTCTCTTCTCGAAGAAGAAAGCGTGGACAAGCCGACCTTCGGCTGGTGGGAAGATCGTCACAAGACTTACAAGTCTCAGACCTATCACAACACGACTGGTGCATTCGCAACTACTGGTGGTGTAGATCAGTCTGATGACTTCACGTGGACGGCTGGTTCCAGCTACCGCGTGTATGTCGATGACTACACGGAATTCCGTGTGCGTGACATCATCTGGGTTCGCAATGTTCCTCAAGCAACAACCGCTACGGTTCTCTATCAGCTCAAGGGAGTTGTGACGGCGACTGCCTCCGGTTACATCACTGTTCGCGCAATCGAAACGCAAGCAAACGTTTCTTCCGGCGCGGACACTGAAAACCTTGACGTGTTCGTTATCGGTTCCGCTGCGGAGGAAGGTGGTCGTTCTAAGACTGGAAGTTATACCTTCCCAATCGAAGTGACGAACTACACACAAATCTACCGCACTGCGTTCAGCTTCTCGCGCACCGCGCTGAAGGCTGGTCTTCGTTTCGACGACTCCGGTGTCTACAAAACCAAAGCCAAGAAGAACTCGCTCCGCCACATGACGGTGCAAGAACTCGCTTGCTACTTTGGCGTGAAACGCACGGATTCCGTCACCAACGATGATGGCGATGCTGTTCCAGAAACAAAGACTGGCGGTATCGAATGGTTTCTCAAGCAATACGAAGTTGGAAATACCGGCAACGGTGGCTCCTTCGATTATCGTCTTGGCGGAGCTGACGTTTCCGCTCAAACTGATTGGGAAACCTACGAAGACAAGCGTATCATCCCTGTCAACGGAACTCTCACCCGAGACCAATTCGACTCGCTCATCGAACGTGCCTTCCGCGTAACTTCGGAAGAAAATTACGAGAAGCTGTGCGTTTGCGGTTCCGGTGTTCTGAAGGCTTTCAATCAGTTCTGTGATCGCAATTCGATCAAAACAACCACGCTGAACACGAAGGAAGACAGCTACGGAATGAACATGACCAAGTGGGAGTCTCCTTACGGAACTCTTTACTTCAAGTCGCATCCGCTCTTCAACGCTGATGCAGCTTTCCGTAACGATGCCTTCATCCTCGATGTCGGCAACATCGTCTATCGTCCTCTCACTGACTCCGATACCGAGCTTCTGACTAACCGTCAGCCGCAAGACTTCGACGGTCGCAAGGACGAGTGGCTTACCGAAGCTGGCTTGGAAGTTCGCTTCCCAGAAACTCACCTGTATGTGAAGGGTCTTACCGGAATCGTGGTCTAATCCTATGTCAACACTCGCAACCTCAGCAGTCACAGTCCGTGACTCATGGTATGAAGGTGGTGTCCCGACCAAGAAGACAAAAGTCAAATCCTTGACTCTCGTTCTCACTGGCCACGGCGGCGCAACCAACACAATTCTGGCAGCCACGCTTGGTTTCACGACCATCCGTGAAGTCAGTCTTGTCCAAACCGACGACGACTCCGCAGTCTACGTCGGCGCACCCTCCTACGACGGAACGAAACTGTTCCTCTATGATATGTCTGGCGCAACCGACGCAACTCGTGACGCTCCGGCGGACATCACAGACACAGTTCGCTGCATCGTCAAAGGAACATAAACCAAACAACACACAAACACAAAAAACATGAAAACAATGTCATATAACGACGACTGCCCGAAAGGCAAGGACGTCTCCGCCACCTCAATGCTCAGCACAACCGCTCGTGAAGCTCACGCCACTGGTAAAAACTCCACCAAGGAGCATACCAATCGTAAGCCCGCTTTCGGCAAGCTCGGCAGCAAGGGTCACGTCGGGAAGTAATTCCTGATCTTCGGTCAACTCTTTGGACAACAGAGACTAAAGCTATGAATATTGGAAATCTGAAAGAATCAATGGCGGCATTTTTGGGAAGAGCAGCTTCGACGTTTGTCGTTGGGAGCGGCTCTTATCAACCTGATCTTCTTCTGCAAGCTTTAAACAAAGCGAGCAAAAGAGCGCAGAAACGCCATAACTTTTTGGTTTGTAGTGTCTATGGTCAGGTCTCTGTTGTTCCAACGACTGGAGTAAGCTTGGATGATGCGGTTTTGGCAGGGACTGCGACTGCTGTTGATGTGCATACGGTGGATAGTTATTATCTTGATGTGGATGATAACGATTTGCCTATTAAGGCGATAGATAAAAGAACGCTTAGTGCCGTTTCGAGACAGAGGAACTACGCGGAACTTGGCTCGTTGAGCGAGCGGTATCCGAGCGATGGGAGTCCGGTTCTGTCGAGTTTGAATAATAACCTTCCGTATGTTTATCTGGAAGGACGGACTGTGAAACTTTATCCACAACAGGATGTGACGAAGACCGTGAGGTTTGACGGGTATAAATGGATGCCAGCCTTTACAGCTTCGACGGATGAAGATTGGTTTTGCAAGAATGGTGAGGATTATCTGATGTGGCAGGGAATTGTGGAGTGTAATCACCTCACCGGGACTTTTGTGCAAGGTAAAGATGGAACGCTGCCGCCGCCTCAGAAGCTGGCGGATATTGCGTTGGAAGAATTGATTGAACACGATAATTGGATGAGACAACAAGCGATATTTCCAGAGTATCGTTAAACAACTAAACAAAAATAGAAAGAACTTATGCCACTAGGAACAGGTTATCAACTACCAAAGATTGGGTCTAATCCAATGCAGCCCCAA